TCACTTGAGCCTCGTTATCGAAGACACAACAACGCCCATCACCTCCAGATCGTCGCCACCATCATGAAGCAGGATCGGCTCATACTTCGGGTTCATGGGTTCCAATTGCGCGCGAGGATGCAAACAGAGGCGCTTCACGGTGAACTCGCCGGCTATGCTGGCAATCACAATATCGCCATGAGCGGGGCTGATGCTACGATCAACCACAAGCATAGAGCCCTCAGTAATGCCGGCCTCAAGCATGGAATCACCTGTCGCATAGAGAAAATAGGTCGCATTGGGATGGCTGATACAGTACTCGTTCAGATCGATGCGCGAACTGACGTAATCTGCTGCGGGGCTGGGAAACCCCGCCGGCACCTTGTCGGCGAACAGCGGGATTTTGAGCTTGGTTGGGTTTGGTGTTGGATAAAATAAAGTCATAATGTTGCCTTGTTACTGTGTTTTTATACAGTATATGCGCAAGATTTTGACGGGGGAAAGTTCGGATTTTTGTTAGAACGGTAGGATATTGATCGGTAAAGAAAGATAGTTTACATGAATGGCCGGGTTCCCTCCCGGCAGCGCATCACATCCCGAGACGAGAAGCCAATACCGCATCAGACTCATCGGCAGTGTGCAGGAATAACACATCTTTGAAAGCGCCATAGCATGCGCCAACACTGCCGGCGCCCTGCGTTCCGCCGACCAACAGCGGGGCAGTGAAACTGCTCAAATCGGCAAGCTTACCTGTAGCGGCCACAGAGGAAGTTACCGACAGCTTTCCTTTCTCATAACCTTCAATGACACCAGACGCGACTTTGAAAAGTCCTGCCGATGGCACATAGTCAGCATAGATTGATGTTGCAGCACCTACCGCGCCACCAGTGCCGGCTGGCCAGGCACTGTCACGCGTACCATATCGCCACGATTCGGTTATGGCGTTATTGTTAGTGATCATTGTCCGCAGATATGCCAGCGGCAGGTTATTGATATTGTACCCAAGCTGAATACCGTTGTTGTCCGCACGGTACAGATCGCTCATGCGGCCAGCGATAAGATACGCACCGCCCTTTTGAATAACCTGGTTTGCGCGACTCTTTAAGAACCAGCCACCGCCGGATGTAATTTGAATGATAACCGCGCGCGCGGTAGCATCATACGTCATCGGCAACGGTGGAGTGCCCTGGGAACCTGCAATCAAATCACCGTCAACACCAAGCAGGTTGTAAATGGTCTGGACGTTTCCTGAACCATCCGCCTTTAGTCCGAATGCCGGCGCAGCACATACCGTCGCTCGGTCATACATTCCATTGTTCAGTAAAAATGAAAACCGCGCCAAGCAACCAGACTCGTCCGGGATAGTGCCTCCGTCTGCCACTACCCGCGCTTTGTAGGCATTAAAGAGCGCCTGTGGGTCAAGGATTGATGCCGACAAGTCGAGAGCGGCACGAAAACCCGCATAGGCTTTGCCAGTATTGATAGCTGCTGTCATTTAAAATGCTCCATTCAGTGGTAGGCGGTCGAGGCATGCCCAGTTATATAGCGGAAAGGGTTGGTTATTCTTAGTGATCCAGCGTGATGTTTGAGTTGAGCTATCACGCAGGCAAACCAGTGGATAGACAAAGTCCTGGGTTGCTGGAACAGTGTTAGTGAATCCAATCAATAGGTGATCTGTAACTGCTGGAGACTGATTGAGATTAAGTCGGATAGCGTTTGGTGCGATAACTACTACCGACTGAACTTCAGCAGAGGCATCTTGCAACGAGAATCCTTGCCCAGGGCAATCAGCAATTGTTGTTGTATCAACTACCAGCGGCGGGTATGGGACATCGAACACGATGTCGATAGTGCTACCATTCACTGATAATGAGCGAGCTTTGAGCCCCGTCCAGGTGCCTTTTTTCACTGGGTCATACAGATGCCAATAGACAGCCTGTGCGGCATATTCGCCTTGCAGCACTTTACCGGCGGCATTCAGATGGCTAAGCGTTGCATCGTTATAGAGCCAGTTAAGCGGGTATTTGGGGCCATACATGATGGCTTTTGCCGCGTTCTGACGCACATAAGTTAACTGGTCGGTGGCGGTGACAGAGTACGGCTGTACAATCACAGGCTCGCCAATTGGGTTGCCTTGATCGTCTACCTGCTGATTTTTGGTGTTGATGCGACTGCCGACCTGACCCACTACCTCTGCAAAATTATCGGCCTGGCCGGTAATCGCTTTGAAGTCAACTTGCATGCCCGAGAAATAAGGCGTCATTTTCGCGAGATAGTCACCAGGATTTTGGGAACTGCCGTTGTCGTTATCCGTCTCTCCATGCTCAAACGTCATGAATTTGAACGTGTAGCGCTTCCCTACTCCGTCGGCTGCATTTTTCCCAAGCTGCACGAAGTCCAGCGAGTTTTGATAAGGGATTGTCCCTTTGCTTATCTCAGCAAAAGAGCGACCGCCGGCCGCAAATGGGGCATGAATAAAGACCTGGTTGCCGGGATTCTGATGGAGAATCGCATAATACATCGGCAACACGTTACCCTGGCGCCATCCTGCAGCCGGATACTGTGCATCGTTAAGCGTAGATAGGTCTGACTCGCTTACAGGATCCATGCCGCCGCCTTCCGGCCTTCCATTTGCCCCCGCGAGTACTCGACCACGAAAAGCTGGATCACGATTGACAATATTAATGCCGGCGCCATCTTTTGGCGTGTTCAGTGACTGGCCACCCGAACCACCGCCATGCACCTCGTTGGCATCGATCGGCATTTCTCGAATGGATGGCTCGTACTTAACCCCGCTCCCGTCAGTTGCTTCACCTCCAGGAACATAACTGAAAATAAATCCAGTAGATGTTAGTTTTTGAGCGGTGAGAACTGGCCTCTCTGACCACACAACATTTCCTCGCCATGCCGCCGCCGGGATGCCGTTATCGGTTTTTATCGTTGCCAAGGACTCGCCCAAATTATCTTGGAGTGGGCCATCAACACCTGGAATATAGAAACCGCCATCATCATCAATAGCGAGCAGTGCTGACGTTAAATCCTCTGCCAAAACCACATATTGAAATCCCACAATACGACGGGAAAATGTTGATGAACAAAGGGAGGAAACACGATCCTGAAGTGCATCGTCCATCCCGACAATGTTCATAGCACCATCATCGTCAATGGTGATAAGCCCGAGCTTTCCTGATTTATCCACCAGCGCCCATTGAAGCCCTTTATATCTGTTCGCTAATGATGTCGGGATCAACTGTTCAACATATTCCTGTATCCCGCGAGCAAGACCGGCGAGCCACAATTCACCATTATCGTCTACACCAAGCAGCGTTTCAGATGGGCCGTTTTTCGACTCCAAAGAAAATTGCCACCCTGTAGACGTGTAGTTTTTTAGCATCGATGTGATGTTTTTAAGTTGCGAAATATCGGCCAGGTTTGCCAACGTCTGTTGGTAAACCATTTGCACGAATTGCTCACTTGATATTTTCACACCCGTTGGTGTAATTACACCGCCAACGTTTTGATATTTTTCAGCTACAGCGCCCTCATCATCAGACCAGATAAAGAAGAACGCGCCATCCGGTATTTCTCCAGATGCAATAGCAGCGACTGCCTGCTCTTGAGTGTATGTTTTACCTAATGGAGAAAGATTTTTCCTGATGCCTTCTAAGGTGTATCTTTCCACCCCAAACCGATCAAAGTAATTTTCAGCATTGGAATTAACCACCTCGTCTATTTTTTCCGCGTTAAACTTTAAATCAATTACATCGTTACTTGGAATGGGTTTGCTGGTTGGTGTGGTCATTTACGCTGTAACCTCGTAATTATACATTTCATCGTTGTATTCAGACATGGTTAACGAGGTAGTCCCGTCGCCATTCGGTTTCTTTTCAGTAATCGTCCACTTCGTTGCGTCCATCTCCATCTGTGTGGCAATGACGTAACGAGACGGCGACTGTGTGTTGTAGCCGTCATAGAGGTTGAGGGTTATTGCTGGTACTGCTGCAGCGAAGCCAAATATGGTATCTGTGCGAGGAAATGCCTGGACGCGCGCTGTAGGCGCACCGATTGCATCAGTAACGACCACAAACATATCCCCAGACCACTCGATCCGTTCGCTGGTATCGAAGTTGTTGCCGTTACGCGCAACAATATAGCCATCCTGTTGGTTCGCGTCGTAGATATCAGCAACCTGTACCATCTGCCCGACGTTCACCCATTCACCATCGGCCAGCGCGCGGATAGTCATCGTTTGGCGTGAATACAGCAGCCGGCGAACCTCTTTCAATGCCCGATCACGCGCTTGGTACGAATTGCGGATAAAGAGCATGTCGAACTTCTTCGCCTTTACCGGTTCCCCTTCTTCTATCGAATTGCCGACGATCCGGTAGCGGATGAATGCCTGTTTATTCGTGACCGGGTTTCGATACTTGACCTCTACCCCATCAAAACCACCGGGAAGAGTCATGTCGTAGGAAAGGCTGTAATCTTCCGCTTTCATGTTGGCGCGGTTGAATACCGTCGTTGCGTTTGGCTTCAGCTCATCGCGCGTGAAAGACAGTACCCCGCCATCCCAAAATGCTGTTACCGTCGCCGCATCACAGATCGTCTGAACGCGAGAGCCCAACGAAATATCTTCGTCATCGAAGGTGTAATCGAAATAACCCAGGCGCTGGTCTGGCAACGATGCCGCGATAGTGTAAAGCTCATAGATGTCGATACTAGACTCTGGCTGTCCGCCCATCTTTAGCCAGGTGTGCAGTACAGCGTCTGCAAACGAGCGAGACGGCCTTTCTGTGTAATCGACTGTCTGTGTTGCCAGGTTGTAGCTGATGACGTGTCGGGTGATTAGCGCGTTATATTTTCGCTCTCTTGCACTGGTCGCGCGTTCTGTCGCAGTGACAGTGACGGTTACGAGCGTGTCATTCGAGTAAACAACGTTGGTGCGCGTCCTGACGATGTGAACAGCTTCGACCTTCATGATTGAGTGATCGTTACTGTTATTGGTGCGGATGAACGTTACCGCATAGCGGCCATTGCCAGACACTGGCGTGAATTTGAACGTCCTATACTTTGTATCCGCGTTCTCTTCATCGTTATTCAACCCGACGTTGTAGCTTTCCAGCGTGCCGGGTATCTGGTTGTTATCATCATCAACCTTCCAGAATGTGACGCTGGTTCTGGCGTAGTCACCATGTCCTAACTGCGCCTGCAGATGAACCCAAAGCTGAGTCCCATCAACCGGAGAGAACGATGGGCCGATTACCAGCGGTTCATTGTCGTTAAGCGTGAATATCGACGTGTTGATTACCGCGTCGTCGGGGATCTGGCTGATATCGTTGCCGCCCAGATTTACAAACGTGAACTCGTAGAAATACTGTGGGTTCACTGGGGCGCCATCGTCTGTTGTCGTCGCGCTGAAGAGATCGGCAAATACCGTGATATCGCGAGTTACTGGCCCCGACACCGTGTTGTAGGTGACATTGACTACGAACGATACAGAATGAGGCTTAGGCAGGTCATAGAAGTAATCAAAGTCGCTGTTCTGCTTGATTTTCACCTTTGCCTGTCCGGCGATGAACTCGCCAGAAACCATATCGGTGGTTGTCGTCGCCGTCTCTGCTGGGAAATCACCGCTCTCATTCGGCCCCGGCAGTTCTTGGCCGTCGATGTCGTCGAAAGCGAAACCTTCATTGATCAGAGGGATGTTCTCGCCTGGCTGGTAGATGCGGTATGAAGCACCGGCCAGCGCGCCGAGGTTCGATTCTGAATACCTTACTGACGTGACGTCATACCGGCCGAGCCCGAAGTTCATCCACTCTGTGACTTTCTTGATGTTGTTGTCGTACTCGAACAGCGACTCCTGAATCAGGTCAGGGTACGCGCGCACCTGGCCGTAGTTGTCAGGCTTTGCCTCACCGTTTCGCGCAATGTTGGTTTGCCCTTTCAGGCTGTTATTCGGGGATGTCTTTGCGTTGCTGCTTGTCGCCACACCCGCGCTTGGCTGGCCGAGCAATGACGTCAGGATTTTTTGGACAAACTTGATCGGAGCGAAAATAGGACTTAGCACTTTGCCAATGGTGCCGCTTTTCGGCTGGTCGAACACGCTGATTACGTCGCCGTCGTTGAGCGGGAAATTCAACTCATCATCGGGCTGCAGCTTTACGCCGTTACGCAGAATTTCGACATCACAGTGAAGGTTGGCCGATTTAAGCCAGGGATAGAACATGCTGCCGGCGGGAAGATTATGCCGTTCTTTCGGCAACCCCGGCACGCGCTGTACTTCGATCAACGGCATAGTCGTAAAACTCCAATTTGGTGAAAACTCGCTCCAGCGTCCGCAGCTTGTCAAAGCGCACATGCCCCGCGTCGCCGCGGCTGTGAAATGCTTGCCCATCGATGACCAAACCGACGTGAGCTGGCTGACCGCCGTAATACGCGATAAAAATGCTACCGTCGGCCGCTTTCTCGGCCTGATGCCAGAACACAACATCACCGGAAAAACACGTCAGGAAGTCGCTGCCGGCTTCGTAGTCCGGCGTTTGGTGTATCTCTATGCCGAGCACATGCCGGTAATACAGCACCACCAGTCCCCAGCAATCAGCCGTGTCGAACGAGCACGCCCGATCGCGCCACGGCTTACCCTCCATGGCGTGAATGAAGTCAGATTTATGCATTGGCGAGTCCTGGGAATTCCGTGGTGTTGTAGAGAAAGCCGATGTTGTTGTTGAGCGGGTTCTGCAGCGTGAGTGAGCACGTTACGTCAGCCTCATCGAGAGAGGCATCTTTCACATACAGCGTCCAAGTCTTCAGCGGCGTGTTCATGTCTGCCGCATCGAAACGCTGATATGTGGCAGAGATCGGCGTTATGCGCGAGTGCGCGCGCCATAGCTTCAGCTGCTGCTTGAAGTCCTGCGCCAGGCGCCCGAACTTCACCGTTGAGTTGATCACCGGCGTGCTGCTCTGCTGGCTCTCTGCGACCTCCATTCGACACGCTGAAAACACCTGGCCGGCGAATGTCTTCGGGTATATCTGGTTTGCTACCAGCCGGATAACGCCAAATGCCGGATGACTAAACGTCATCGTGTCGTAGATGATCCTGTTAGGCCGCTGTGACTGAAATTCTCGTAATGTAGGCATTTAAAACTCCGGCATGTCGCGGTTGACCACTTCATCAATGATCCCCCACTGATATGGCGGCAGCTCAACAATGACGTCTGAGAACTCGTCATCCGGGTTGTAGACCTTCCGGGTGATTACGCTCGCCGTCCATGTGGTCGTGTTGCCGTTGATGCTCGTCTGAACCGGCGGCGCAACGAAATGCAGCTCCTGCAGTTGCAGGCCAGAGCCCCCCAGATTGCAAAGCATCGTGAACCACTGATTGCCGTTATCCAGGTAACGAGGGCTGCGATACCACTGTTCGAATGCCCGATCCTCTTGCAGCGTGAAAATCCACGTCAGCGACCAGGTAGTTTTGAGGTCATCTGTCAGGCGCTGGAAGATAGGCGCGCCCACTGCCGGCTGATCGGTGCGAAATCCGGCATCAATCGTGCGGCTCTTGTTGGCCTTCTGGGGAAGTGATAGCCAGTCGGGATAAGGTATTGCCACGGTTTTCTCCCGGTAATAAAAAACCCGCCGGAGCGGGTTATGGAGGTTTTAGTGCTGCTATTCAGTGGCTTTGCGAGGCGCCTGGTGATACTGGGAGATGCCCTGACTGATTTGGCCGCCCTGCTGCAGATCAGCCAGCACAATGCGCACCACATCGCTACCATCAGCACCTTTGCTGGCCTGGGTATCCATTACGCCAGCACCGGATGAGTAGTTCTCGATGATGATAGTTGGCGCAGCAGTGCCGCCGCCGGTCATCTGCTTATTGCTGATCACCTTTCCGTTGTCACCAGGAATCATGTACTGCTTACCAGTGCTAGCCTGGTAAATTTCAGGCTTGCCTCGCTCACCTACCTGGTACATCGCGCCAGCGCTCACAGGGCCGCCGTTATAACGCGCTCCAGCCAAAGCCATGCCCTTGGCCACCCCAACAGTAGAGATTATCCCTGCAGATGCAGGTGCAGAATTAGCCCCCAGCGTAGCCAGAGAGGCCATTGCGGCCGCCGGCGCCCAGGCTGAAGCCGTTGTTGCAGCCATACCCACAGATGACGCCACGGAGGCGGCGCCAAGCGTCTGGCCGAGGATGTAGTTTTTCAACGCCTCCACGCCGACCTGAACGATGCTGTTTATCACACTGTTCAGGATGGTGTTGCCAAGCGACCGCATCGCCTCTTGTGCCGACATGGTGCCGGTAAGCAGCCCTGTAATAGCGTTCGAGGCATTACCAGAGAAAGCATCAACAGCACTCGTCAGCATGTCGTAACCAAGGCTCTGCTGGCTCAACAGCTGCCATTGTGTCGCCGTCTGCTGCTCCTGGTATTGTTTCTCCTGAGCAGTGCGCAAAGCCAGGTACTGATCATCCGTGGCGCGCTTTGCAGCAATGAACTGCTCGTAAGTGATCTTATTGGCATCATAAGATTGCTTGATAATCGCCAGCTCCTGAGCCTGATATTCCTTCATCAAAGCCAGCTTCTGACTGTTCTCATTCGCCAGTTGCTGAATAGGGTCAACCTGTCCGCGCGCATCAGCTATCGGATTGGACGTAGCCTGTTGCGCTCGGATTCTGGCAAGGTTTACCTGGTGTTCACGTTCAAGCCGCTCGGAAAGTTGGCTGAACTGCTTTTGACTGATAAGTAGGTTACCCTGAGCATCCTTCGCCTCTTTCAACATTTGCAGTTGAGCTTTCTGAGAGGCGTAGTTTGCGTTTTCCTTCAGTTCTGGAACAGCGTTCTGAGCTTTCAGTGCCGCTGCAGTATCCCAGATTTCAGCTCGATATTGCCCCGCAAGCTTAATCTGTTCTTTCGTCGCTCCTTTACCAAGAGAAAGTTGCGCCTGCAGTATGGCTTGCTCGCGGGTTAACTCTTGAGTAGAGCCTGCAGCCAACTCAGACTGTTGTTTGAGGTTAGCAACTTTCTGGGCAGCGCTTTCAGCTTGAGCAGCAGCTTTTTTCTCAGCGGCGGTTTGCTCGCTGCTGGCCTTTTTCGAATCCTTCTTAGCTTGGGTGTTTGCCTCCGTTTGAGCATATACGGCTTTGAGGGCGTTTATTGCACCAGGATCTGTAACACCTGCATCCTCGGCATCATATGCTGCCTGTTGCTCCGCTTTGGCCTTCCCTTCCAGCTTACTCAAGGCAAGACGACGCTCAGCCTGTTTAATCAGCTTTTCACCTTCACTGCCTCCCCAGTTTATTTTCAAGCTTTCAGCATTAAATTTCTGCATTGCTGTCGTAGAAATGCCCAACTTCTCAGCAAGGAAACTTTGCGCCCCGGAAAGAATTGTCGTGTTCTTCTCGGCTTCAGCTAATGCTATTGCGTTATCCCTGGCTGCCTTCATCTGATCAAGGATGCCTTGGTTAACTTGCATGTTTATCTTACTTAATGCGTCCTGGGATTCAGCCAGAGTCCTTGTCTTGCTATCCAGATCGCGATTAGCCTTCGCGAGCTCATTTGCAGCCTCTGCGGCCTTGATCACATAACCATTGTTCTCATCATTTGTTACGCCGAATTGCTTAGCCAAATCATTATATTTATTGTACTCAGCGGTTAGGCTGCTGATTTTATCCTCAAGTTCAGAAATATCCTGCTTTTGATTTTTTATAGATTCAATGGTGTCAGCCCTGACCCCTTGAGCCTGTGCAAGATTCATCTCTTTCAGCTTGGCGATTACATCTGGTAGCGTGTTTGCGAAAGCAATGCTTTCCTTTCGAGCTTCAGCCTGATTTTGCGCATATAAATACCACCCAGCAGCCACCATTGCCAAAATGCCGATAGGCCCACCTAAGGGGGATGTTACCGTTTTGATAACAGACATCGCATTTGCCATCGTAAGGCCTGTAGCTGCTACCCTAGCCTGTGATGCAGATAATGCGTTATTGGCTAACGCAGCGGCAGCACCAGTCTGCACATATATCGCTCTCAACCGAATAACATTATCCAATGCAATGGCTTCAGCTGCCGAACCTCTCGCTACGTTATATTCAGCTGTGGCTACATTTAAGGCGGATAGCGCCGCCTCCCTATCTGCTATAGCTTTTCGCTGAGTTACCGATGCTGCGGCCATCTCTTCTTTGGCTCGACTACGAGTCGCGGCAACGGCCTGGATGGTCGATCTTACCTGCTCCAACTGACTACTTACAGCCAATGCAAGAGAACTCGCATATCGCCCACCAAATACTAGGGCCGCAGCCGTTACAGCAGTGCTGACCGTGTCTAGATTCTCACTCATCGATACGACGGCATCGTTGAATGCCGCTATTCCGCTTCTTACAGTAGAAGACTCTCCAACAAATTTAGTGATGTTGTTCCCGGCGATCTGGAAGGCCTGACCCATGGTTTGGATCGTATTCCCGAACTCTTTGGCAATCACATCACCTTGGCTGAGTAATCCTTTCACAACAACATCGGTAGTCAGCTTACCTTCTGCCGCCATGGCGCGGAGCTGACCAACCGTTACACCTAGTGAGTCAGCCAGTGCCACAGCTAAGCGCGATCCGTTCTCTGAGATTGAGTTGAACTCTTCACCGCGCAGAACGCCGGAGGCGAGCGCCTGAGACAACTGGATCATGGTTGAACTAGCTTCTTGCGTGGTCGCACCGGAGACAATCAAGCCCTTATTTATTGTCGTTGTCAGCTTTGCCAAATCTTCAGCGCTAGTTCCTGCGCTGCGCGTTGCTCGCTCAAGTCGTCCGTAAAGCGTTGCTGTTGCCTCCAACCCGGAACGCGTCTCTTGAGAGATGTCAAAAACCCTCTGTGTTACATCTGCCAACTGTTCGGTTGGTCTTACGGCGTTTACCAGCTTGTTGTTCACATCTACCCAAGCGTTGGCGTACTGTGCCACCTGCTGGACGGAGAGAGCGGCGGACAGGCTGACAGCAACACGCGATAAAGACGAGAAGGCTTTTTCTGTGGAACCAACCGCTTTCCCTGTAGAGTTGAAGCGCCCTTCCATTTCATCAAGCCTGGCATTTACTTGCCGCTGGCCAACCAGCAATCCTGCAACATCCATCTCAACTTGATAAAGAATTCCACCACCGCTTTGCTCTGTCATTTGCCGATCTCCGGGCATAAAAAAACCCCGCCAGAGCGAGGTTTTATCGTTAAATTATTACTTTACTTGACTGGATGAACCATACCAAATTGGCTCATGGCCGTAACGTCATACATCTCGCCACCAGAGAAGATAAACACATACTTCTGATCTCCGGTATAGCCGCCATAGCTATTCTTGGCATTAACTAGAACGGGTGATACCCACCCAAAAGTTACCTTCCCGCCAGATGGTGACCATTGGCCATCCTGAGAGTACCCCTTGAAGGTTGGCATGAACTTATATTGAGCCGAATAGGGATCTTTTAATGTGGAGTTAAAATGATTTTTAATTTTCTCTTGATAATCTTTCGGAAGTTCACCGTAACTAGCAGAGGATATTTGAGCCTGGCTAGGCGGTTGCTGTGATGAACAACCAGACATAGCAAGTGACGCCAGAATGGTCCCAACAACTGCAATCTTCTTCATTTAGTCCTATTCCCATAGACAAGTAACAAGTAGTTACATCGTAGCAGACTCAGTTGGGGCAAAAAATGGAATACGTGAATAAATCACCACTCCGTCACTTTTTATCTTTGCTCTCTCGCTCAAGCTTCACTGCTTGCTCAGCCGCTCTGATAGCGATCGCCTCAAAAATCTCACTCGGCAATAGGTACTCTTTTGCTCGCGCGAGCATCCCTTCTGTACCATCGATGGGGGAAAGGTTGTGCTTCCGAACTGCATCAAGCAGAACGGCGACAATCTCCGCGTTAACCGAGCGCTTGTTATCGGCAGCCATGTTCTGAACAGCTTCTTTCAAGTCCTGTGGCAATCGGACATTAATCTGTGGATCACGACTCATAGCAGTCACCTAAAGAAAAACAATGTTGACATAGTAGCCAACTGCTATTACCTTTTCAAGCAAGGTAGCCAATGGCTACCAAAGAGCGAAGCCCCAGCTGCGGGAACAGCCAGGGCTTCTAATTTGCCAGTAACTTCACGAGAAACCGACATGAACAGTATATCAATTCTTGAGGCAGTTAACACTTCATCCGTCCAGTTCCATGGGCAACCTATCATCACGGCCATGGCTGCCGGTGTGGCTTACGTCGCCATGAGAACCGTGGTCGAGAACATTGGGATTGACTGGACAGGTCAATCAGTAAAACTGAGAACCCAAAGAGAAAAATTCGACTGTAGAGATATCTCTATGGTTGCCGCTGACGGCAGGATTCGTAAGCTACTCTGCATCCCACTGAAGAAGCTCAACGGCTGGCTGTTCAGCATCAACCCGTCAAAGGTGCGCGCCGACATCCGCGACAAGCTGATCGCCTATCAGGAAGAATGCTTCACCGTTCTGCACGACTACTGGACAAAAGGCGCCGCCGTTCGGAAGTCAGGAACAACCGTTGATGAGAGAACACCACTGCGCGATGCGGTAAACATGCTCGTCAGCAAGAAGCACCTGATGTACCCAGAGGCTTACTCCATCATCCACCAGCGCTTCGCCGTAGAGAGCATAGAGGACTTAACGCCTGAGCAGATCCCGCAGGCTATAGAGTACGTTCATCGCATAGTGCTGGATGGCGAATACATCGAACACCAACCAGAGATCTCGCTGCCAACACCGCAGTTCTCAGAAGAGGAAATTCTGAGACTATGCCGAATGTGGGTATGGGCCAACAGAGCGAGAAAGATGTGCAAGCTGATTTATCCGTCGCTGCGCAACATGGAATCGCGCTTGGCCGGAAATTTCTACGACCTCGGCTTTGAGACTTACTGGATACTCAACGAAAGCCGGAAGATTCTCTACAGAGAAGCCTCCAACGTCGCGAGCGAAACCTATAGATGCGTCTCCCATGAAAATAGAGACACCCTGTTATCCAAGCTCTCTCAGGACATATAACCCTGTACGGCGCAAGGACGCGCCGCATATCCATATTCCCATCAATCAAAGATAGGGGAATCGTAGCAGATGGCGCGCTGCTGGCAACGAAAACGAGGGGCTAGAAAGCAAAAACCCACCTCTTGGGTGGGTCAGATCGTAAAGTGCTCCAGCTTATCAAGCTCTCTCTCTGAGAGCTCAATGAATGTGTTTTCAGCCAAATCTATCAAACTGGGTAACATTGCATCAATTCTTTGATGTGCCTCAGGTGTTACCAAGGCAAGAATTTGAAAATAATTATCGTCGTAAAAATGCCTGGCAAAAACTAAAAAGTTATTGCTCGTACGGCGATTGATAGGAGTATGTGATGGCCAAGCATCTTCATCGGGCATCCTGACATGGAATTTCTCAATGCCAGCTGCCATTGCATTTGGGTTTCGCTCGAATCCGCCACGACATCCAAGTAACGGAGATGCTGGTAAGTTAGAGAGGCACCTTGCAACCATTTGTGCAAAGTGCCTCGCTGTTTCATCGTCGCTTAGTTCAGCAGTGATGCTTACTTTGATCATTTAAGACCAGCGCGGGGTGTCCACCCCTAACATCATGTGAGATTTGTTGATCAGCCTTACCACGTCTTCATTCGAGGTGTTATCGGCTAACAGTCGACCGTTATCAACTACAGTATTTGCTTGACGGATTTCAGTAGCGATCTGGCTAGCGCTGCTTCTCAGCAACGCAAGGCTACGCATCATTTGCTTTTTTACGGGCTTAAGCATGGCATAATTACCTGACCACGCTTCTGAGCTTTCTGCCGTTTCAAACATGTAACGAGTAAGGTTAATGCAGTTTGTAGCTGCCACAGCTAAAGTATCAAGCGTAGCGTCATAACCAGCAGGAAAGTCACGGGCATCCGCGCTCCCATCACGAACTGAAGCGAGGTGTTCCATACCTTCTTCTGCAATCTTTTGCAGCTTGTTAGCGTGTTGCTGAACCTGCTGGCATCGCTGGAACGCATCAACCGCAGAAAGAGCCACGGTTTTTTTGCACTCAGAGGACACCAGGGGTTTGAAAGCACCATGAACCTCGGCTTGCGCCTCAGTGAGCAAAGGTGCAAACGCTGCTGCCATTGCTGTGATGCTAAGGATCATAAATTTCTCCGATAAAAAAACCACCGAGATGAACTGCTACGGTGGTGATAACCGCAGTTATCTAACACGGAGTGTATTACCATAGTTATAATCTTTCAATGTCGACAGCTCGATTTGTTTACCTTGGATCACCTTAAAATGCGTTCTATTGCCTTGTAGTGCATCCAACAACGCCGCCATATCCCCACACAAAAGGAAAACCGGCCTCCTACAACTAACCACACTTCGATTTTGGGCTATCGATTTTTTTGTTTTTTCATCATCGCCTGCCAGCGCTTCTACGCGGCCTTAGCCTGGCGTCGCGCCTTCTTCTTCATGTACTCATCAGCAACAGCATCGTACTCTTCAGCGGTGAACCCTTTCTGATCTGGGTATTTAGCGTTAATCAGCAACTGAAATTCCGTCATGGTCAGTTGCTCGGCCTCAGCGCGCGGCATGCTGAAGTGGTTACGGGCAGCACTGATGTACTCGAATGCACTGAACTCACTGACAAAGCTGTTTGTCTCATGCCGCTGAAGACGACGCACCTTGGCTTTTCCGATGATGCCGTGAGTGATCAGCGACTGCCCGAGGATGATAATGTCGCTCGCCGGCAAACTGCCACGACGGAACACGAACGCCCTTTTCCCTCGCTTACTTGGCCGCAGCTCACCCACCAGCGCGCTGATATCGTCATCACAGCAGGCCTGCATTACGATCATGCCGGCAAAGATAGCTGAGCTGCTAAACGATGGTGAGTTGATATAGGCAAGCAACCACCCTGGAATCTCGCCATACGCTGCCACAGCAGCAGAAAGCAATCTTGGCGCCTCACTGGTATGGAGTTCAGCAAAGCGCTCTACAATCTCCGCTGGAGAGCCTATACGCGACATGTTTCCGAATGATGGCCTGAAGAAGTAGTCGCGGCTGGCGTCTGATATGAGCATCTCGCCAATTTCAGTTAATGGAGTCATGGTTGCCTCGAATAATTATCATCAAGGGCGCGCAAACGCCCTTTGTGATAGTCACGCGGTGACAGTAGCTGCGTATACAGCCGTAAAAGCCCCGTCGTTGGTTTTTACAGTGATATTTGCTGCGCCGGCGGTCGCGCCAGATGGTGCTGATACGGTAACAACCAAACCGTTAGCCGTTGCAGTTGCCCGCGCCGGTACAGACGAAACCAAAGTAAACGATTGATCGGTCGCATTGGCTGGAGCAAACACCACGTTAAATGTGGTTGTCGCGCCGGCTGCTACCGTGCCACTGGTTGGGGTCAGGGTGATCCCAGTGACTGGAATATCAACCGGAGTGTCGATAACCTGGATGGTATCGGAGTCAGCCACCTTGAACTCGGTCGACAGCGTAACGATGTCGTTAGTGCCGCCGTCAGAACTCAGCGCGGTGATAACCATGTACCCGATGAAGGTGATCGGGCCATACTCTTCACGCACCCACAAAGTGGGCTGGCGACCAGCCTGAATTTCGTCGTTGTAATACTTAACGAACTTCGCCACGCCGAACTGATCCAGCTTATCGCGCTTACGCACTTCGCCTTCAAAGCTCAGGGTAAAGTCTGAGTTAGTGACCAGGTTTTCAACATAACCCTTGGTGTCATCCGCATCCGAAGTTACGGTATTCGGGCTGAAGTCGAAGCCTTTGGAAGTACCGGCGATCAGCGACTGCCATTCGCTTTCTGCAGGCACTGTATCAGGGCAGCCTAAAGCCACCTCAAGCACAATGCCACGACCGAACAACTTGCTGTTGTCAGTTGAGCAACCTTGCATATTGCTTACCTCTTTGATTATTGATTACTCGCCGTACAGGCAAGCGAATTGCAGGCGATAGACTAATCGCCCTTCAGTTGTGGAAACTGGGGATGGGATACCGCCGACGTTCTCAATATGGCCGATGCAGTCATTTGGCATGGGGTTGTTCTGGATGTGGCTGATGATGGCTTGGACAGCGTTGTCCACCTCTTCATCCTCTCCTTCAGCGCCGATGACGTCGACCAGCACCAGATATTCGCTAGCTAGATCGTTGCGAACTGGGCTACCACCGTTTGGACGAAAGACAATGAATTTATCTTCGCCCTTTCCGGTGTCCCTCCAGCGCAACATCTGCGTAGTGAAGCCGGAGGTCAGCCCGGCATCAACAAAGTAATCGCGAACACGGCGATGCATAGCTGGCGTCATAGCTGCATCTCCTTCTTGATCGCTCTGTCAATCTGCGCCTTGGTATCCTCAAACCCTTTGGTAAGAAACTCTTTTTGAGCGGTGGCGCGCCGGAATTTCTGGGGGATATTCGGGTCATGCACGTAGACAGCGTAATTGGCCGAATAGCCAACGCGCCCCGTAATCCGGGAGCCATTCACGGAAATATCTCGATACTGGCTATTGAGTAGCGTCGACGTGTCGATAGGGGTGTATAAAGCAGCCTGTGTCCCACCAATCAGCAGCGCTGACTGCATAGCCCTGACAACTCTCCTCCCCTTGATATCGCCGATTAACCTATCAAGAGTGGCCTGCGCCTCCCGGATACCTTTAACCTTCACGCCCATATCAAACCCCTGTGATAATCGCGTAGTCATCGGCGATGCGGTCGAATGTATCGGCGTACCGGATGATATGGCGAACCTCATCAGCACCATCAACCTTTTTCGGGTCTGGTTCAGATGAAGCACCGATCAGGATGTAGTCACCCTGGCGTGCATCCGCATACTCTGTCCAGTGCGTGTTTTTTACGACAAACTCAAGCCCGATATCGCCAAGCCGTGCAGTCGCATCACCACCGTAATCACACATGATCTGGATAGGCTCAGCGAAGGAAGATTTTCCGTAATCGTCCATGCCCAGCTTTTTCCAGACCGTAGCGACAGCCGTATAGCTCCAGTTAGCCGCAGCGCTCATGAGAGATAGTCCTCATATTGGTCAGGACAGCCGGGGCAGTTGGGGCATTTTTCGCAATCAGGTTTCTCCTCATCGCTTTTTCTATCTTCCTGCATTAGCAGCCTCCCACAACGTCAAAGAACCCCACGCTAGTGCCAACGTCGATCGGCAAGCCTGCAGTGCATCCGGCGGTATCCAACGCTGCCAGCGTGTTCCTCATGGTTTTGATGTCGCCGCTGTAATCGAACGACCTCGACGCCCCTGAAGGCGCTGACTGTGACTTGATGCGCTGGCTGAAGGCCGTTATCGCCATAAGGGTGACGGCGTAGACCTGTATCAGCATCAGATCGCAATCGTCGTAGCCAGACGCCTCCAGGCACTGACGGATGCCGTCCAGCTTGCATAGGTAGGCATTAATCATGAAGTCAGGGATGGAGTAACCCAGCGCAGACAACTGCTGTTTAACCTGCGCCGCTGTTATCTGCGCTGCCATGATTACTTATCCTTCTTGGTCGCTGCTGCCAGAGCAGCTTCTGCTGTATCAGCGCGCTGCTTCTCTGCCGCCAGTTCTGAAGCCTGGGCCTGCTTCAGTTGCTCTAGTGCATCGGCATGCTCCTTATCCTTAGCCTCTGCAGCTACTTGGGCCTGCTTCAGTTGCTCCAGTGCGTCGTCCAACTTTGTCTGAAGCTCGGATGCACCGGCGCTGGCTGGGGCGGTCGACGTGGCCACTTCTAATGCCAGCTTCTCGCCTTTCTTTTCTGATGACTGCTCCGCCTTGCCATCGGCAATCCACTTCCCTGCAACCGCGTCATCTACTTCGTAGACTTTACCAACTTCCAGTTTTTGGAAGTTGGCACCGGCAAAGAGGTTTGCTACCAAAACTTTTACGAGTGCCATGATTTTTCCTTAGCTGGATGCGTGAATGACAGAGAAGTGGCCATTGATATCTTGCTTGACCATCAGGCCGGCGGCACCCCAGGTACGCCATACGTAATCGCTGTTGTAGAACTGACGAGGATCGGCAACGGTGCCGAACGCCTGGCCTACGATCGGGGCAATGACGCCAGCAGCGAGAGGGATAATCACGATTTCGTTACCAGAAAGCTCGGCGTCCTCTTTGATGTCGGAGATGCCGGCCAACTTCTTCAGCTCTTCCAGAACGGTGCGCAGAGCGTTAACGTCAAAATATTGCTCCCAGTTCGACATGATTTCGCTGGATACGTACCAGGTCTGTTGGCCGTATTGATAGTTTTGCAACTTCAGCACGTCACGCAGAGCGATAGCAGCAGCGCGCATCGCTTTAGGGTCGGTGCTGGTCGCGAAGTTAACTGTCAGCGTAACCTGCGCCACACGCTCATCATGACGCAACCCCTTCCAGGTCTTGTCGTCGAACTTGATGAAGTTGCCGGCCGCGTCGCGGAAACCTTCCCAGATGTAGTCCACATACTGCCGGCGAACGTCATCGACAGAGCCAGCCTGAGCATCAGCCAGGGAGGAAAGTGCAGAGCCTTTGTTGAAGACCGGGTCACGCCAGTTGAATTTAAAGCCGCTGTCGTGGATAGGCACCATGGTGCCATCAAAGGTGTAAGACTTCGCATCCAGCGCCGCACCGATCTGCCCAGACATGGAAGTGTGCGCCCAGCCACGGCCACCCTTGCGGGCATATTCGTAAACTGATTCTTCCAGACGAACAGAGCGAGAAAGCGGCATCAGATCGTTCAGCAGAGTAAATTCAGTATTCGGCTCAAACTCTGCCAGCACCGTCTGATCGTATGCGCGATAGAGGCGCTTGATGTCATCGACGGCGTTAACCGCATCCAACGCTGGAGCATTTGCAGCATCACCACGCACGCGAGTACGCGCAATGAAATCAGCCACGGCCTGAGCGCTGGCATTACGGGCAAGCTTCAACTCGTTGAACTGAGACATGTTTGCCTCAAGATTGCGAGTTTCAGTGGCCTTTTTGGTAGAAAAATAAAACATGCGGTGCTCCTTACTTAATGACAACGCGCAGGAGTTCGCCTGCTGCCGTGGTGTATGCGCGATCTTCTTCTACGTATGCGCGGACAGACTCGCCTTCTGCTGCGGCCTTAACTCGACCATTGACGATAGAAAGCGGCTGGCCTTTGGTGTAGGTGCCAGCAGCAGCTGGAACGTTGAAGAAAACGCCAGGGGTTGGATGGAATGCAACAACCCAATCACCAGACTTAATGACGTCATCTACAGTTTTGCAGCGCAGATAGTCATAGTTGGCTACGTAAAGGATCGCGGCTTCATTGCCATCTACCGATGCGGTGAATTTCTTCGTGGTGTTATCGAAGAAACCGATCGTGCCAGGGGGGGTGTCGGCGGCGGCAGCACCTTCACGATGCAGTTGTGGATTGGCGAAGATACCGCCCGCGTGAATTACGTGTTTCCCGTCTTTAGCCATTTTTTACTCCGGCATTTCGCTGAAAGTTTGAGAGGAGTTAACCTGACGCAGCATGCCGTTCAGGCCGATAGAAGTTGAGCACTGGGCAAACAGCTCCTTCAGCGGATCGCCATCCAGCGCGTTTACAGCAACGTCGCTCATGCCGAATTTGGCTTTAACTGCTGCGCGCATTTCACCTTTCTCTTTGTCTGAGTTGGCAATAAGGCCAGACTTAACAGCTGCGAGATCGTCGGCGAATGGTTTAAACCATGCCGGCGCCTCGTCGCTGTTGCTTGCCTGCTCTTTCTTCTTAGGCTTGCCGGTTGCAGGGTCGATTTCTTCCCCGCCTTCTTTTTTGGCTGTCGCCTTCTCTGCGGCCAATTGGTTGTAAGCGTCCATCAGTTCGGCATCGGACTTGCCTTCAGTCGGCTTACCAGCGGCTTGCAGCGCATTGATAATCAGTTCTTTCATCGGATCTTTCTCTCCGTTGGTTTTAATTTCGTACTCAGTGGGTTTGCGCACGACTTCTACAGGTTCGCCGACGAACACGGCCTTACCGTCCTCATCGATGAGGTATTTCTGTCGGAAAAACTTGGTTTTATCGCGGTAAATGAAAGTGTCGGGCCAGATAGATTCCGGCCAGGGCCAGTAATCATCTGATCGACCTTCACGGAGCTTGTTGCTGATCGCTTCGCGGATATCGTCAAACGAGAAGTTGGAAGCGTTGGCGAAGAAGAATTTGGTCTTATTCAGTAGCCCCTCGCGGGTGCAATCGATACCTTCAGACAGGTTTGCGATTTCGACTTCTTGATCGTCGCCGTCGGCGTTAACGAAGATGCCTACGCCTTCGCTTGGCGTTCCTGCTCCAGGCTCATCCAGTAAAACGGCAACATGGTCAAACACCATGTTTGTGGCGATTTCGTTGTACTTCTTACCCTTCGATTCGCCGTTGGCGGTAATACCTGAGTAAAGAAGTCCGGTAGAAATGTGAATGGGCTCTACGTTTGTCCCAGCGATCATTTCATCCAGTCGATTTACCAGCCGCTTACCCTTTTCACTGCTTTCGGCATAACGGCGGTCAACATACATATCACCATTGACCTTTCCGTCGACATGCTGGACGTCTTGAAGCCAGGCGCCAACGTGATAGTTGTTCACCGCGCGGACATCACCCGCCGATACATGCTTCCCGTCTATTTTTGGATGCCCCAGCGGCATCGGTTTGCGCTCAAGGGTGTTATAGGCCTTGGCAATTTCTGCTGCCGGGTACAACTTCCGGTTCATCACGATATCGTCAACAACGGGCGTAATGCCGCGAACCACGATATGTGGTTTCCCGTCGATGGTTTCGGTAGTGATATTTGAAGCGGAGTTGACGACGGTCAGCACGTTAACGCGATTGCGCTTCATGCTGTGTCCTCGTTATGGTTTCTTGACTAACTAATTAGTGGGAAGTAACGTCGCTAATTCACTGAATAGTGATTAATAAAAGGAGTTAATATGGCTGTTTATAAAGTTCAGTATGAAAGCAATGGCAGGTATTGGGATTTCACCATGACCAGTTCTACGCCTCTGAGCAAGGATGATCCCGGTGTCATATCTGCTGCTATTCGTGACTCAGCACGGACTTATGCGGGTGGTAAGGGAACCGTGACAATGTCTGTACGTATAATTATGGTCACAGAAGATAAATAAATGCTCGGGTGCGGTTTATGCACCCATTATGCAGCCTTTAAACCCTCTACCCATGCTTCCCTTTCTTCAGCTAGACGCTTCGCCAACCCGATGTTTACTACATTGTCTTTCTCGTCAACGATGGCTGGGATCTGGCTGCAGTAACAGTTGAACCTGTTGCCGTCTTTCGAGTACCACTCACGCACTTCTTCGACCGTGTAAAGCTTGCCGTGGCGCGATGCGTGCCAGGCGCGCGTAGTCGGTTTCAGGGCGGATAAATGCAGCAACTTGGTGCGCAGCCCTAACCTATCCTGCACCCATGTGGTTTCGTTCCACTGAGCCTCTCTCAGCGCGCCAACCTGCTCGGTCTGGGCGATCGTCTTTGCCTTTGACATTGAGACATCAAGGCGCTTGCTTATCACCCTCATGGTTTCACGCGGGTTTACCCCTCGGCCAACAGCATCGGCGATGATATTGGCAAGGTCAGCACGCGCTGCATCGCTGATCCCCTTCCAATCGCTGTACGTCGACACGAAAGCAGCGGCCACTTGGTTCTGATAAGCAGGCGTGGACAGAAGCGCACTTAGCGTGGTCTGTGAAGCGTAGACCTCAGACTGAGCAGATAGATTTGTATAGGCATTGAGCGTGCCGCGCCGATACTCATCTGAAATATACTGCAGCGCCCAAATATCCTGACCATTACCCTCTAACAGGTAGTCATCAAGGATCGTTTGTATTACCTCAAGAAGCGCAGCCAACTGCTGAGCGTTCATGTCATAGACAAACGTACCGGCGTTAACCTGATATAGGGTGTCACCTGAAAGAACATGCAATCGCTGAGAGTTACCCACCAGCACCCGGCCAGTTAATCGCTGGTCGAACAGTTGCCGAAGCGTTGTTTTGATGCCCAGATATCGGTTCTCGATATCACGGAACATTTTGTTTACTTGCCGATATGATTGGGTGGGGTCTGCTTTATTGCGCGGTATTATCGGTGTCCCGACTTTAAGCCTCGGCGTTGTCATCATTCAGCGGATCCTTACCGACGGGTTTCTTTGTCGGGTCTGGCTGGCCAGGTTCCTTGATAGGCTCCAGCTCGCCGGCGGCGCGTACCTCATTAGGATCGACAGCAGACGCGCCGAACGCTTGCTGGGTTTTGTAGGCAACATCTGCCATCTTGCTCATGTTCTCGAGCTTCTCGCTATCACCTGGCGCCAGCAAATCAGACCAATCGACGGTGATCTCGCCTTTCGTTGGTTGCGATACTACGCCGACGTCACACCATCTTTGAATGACCTCAGTTAGCAGCCAGGATAGCCACCCGCCACGGCGCCCATTCCCTTTTTTAGCCCATTCCTTCCTGTCTTCGGTAGAAGCAAGATTCCCGGTTTGCTTACCAAAGAGGATATTGAACGGGCAGCCGATGGTTGAGGCATAGCTATTTGCCGAGACTGTCCATGACGGTGTAGGGTCAGCGGCGGCAACTGAAAGGACAGATGATGTCCCAGACTGAGTTACCAGCGCAGAATCCGTACCCTGGTTGAGTTTCCTGATCTTTTCATTCATTGCCTCGCCAAGGTCTTTATAGCCGGCATCCTTCGCCTGCTGCGCGATGGTTTTCATGTCGGTTTTATCGTCGAAATGAATACCAAGCTGGCGGCTCGCGTTCTTCAGGAAACCCTCGGCGCTTCCTCCCTTGGTCTTTTCGATGTCCAGCAAATCGTTGTAACCAGCCTCGTTAAGAGGAATGCCAGACAACATGTTGTCATCTTCTGAACCTTCGGCGAGGATGATCACCCTACTGGGGTGAACCGTCACGCTTCTCACATTGCCGTAAGTGCCATCATCACCCACCGGCTGCTCGTTGAAGATGTAGTTCACCGGCTGCCCGTAAGTTGGGGACAGTGTATCAATGTCATGGTTGCCAGGCTTAATCTGCGATTCCCAGACGGGGATCATCTTCACTAAAGCATTTTCGCCAAGTTTGGCCACCAGCGCTGTATCCACTGGCTCTGACCATTCCCTACTATCTTTGAGCTGCAGAATGATTGCAGAGTAGCGGCCCACCAGGTTGCGCCGATCGGCATCCTTGATTTTTGACCAATGTTTTTTCAGCAGCCTGGTTACCGTTTTTTCCCATTCTGAAGAGGCGGTAGACTTATCAGCCAGTGGGCCATCAATAATTGTCGGGTAGTCGCTCCAGCAGTTATCCAACGTTTTATGCACGCCGGAATAAGCCGCTGAGTTTCGACGATAGGCGCGCAGAAGCAGATCAAAGCTTATGGTGTCCGGGTAGCCAAACTCGTCCCACAGTTTTGTTCTCTTCGTGTTGCCATTCATCTGTCCCGCGTACAAGGAACGCTGGCGCCCTATCGCCACTGCGTCAGCGAGGGCATTGACGAGGAATTCAACCTCGCTAGTTTGTTCACTCACTGAGAGCTCCTTAGAAGAATACGGCGCCAACTTGTTTGTGGTTGTTCTTCGCTACGGCAAAGTAGCGGAAACCATCTGAACCGTGTGACGTGTGATCGTGAAGAGGTTTGTCTTTCCAGCATCCACGCTTGTCATCCCACTCTTTTCGGTATCCCTCAAGGTGAGATATCCCCTCATCACACTTCTCATCGTCAAAGACGCATTTAGGGAGGATTTCACGGACAGACTCGATACCGGTATCAACGCCGACTTTCGGCACAACCTTGAATGTCATCGAATACACCTGGCCGTCGATTTCATAACCCTCGCGCGCCAGCTCCTTCCGTGATTTAGCATCAGAGCCAAACTCTCGGTTTTCAATATCATGTGGCCCCCAGTGCTCGCCGTACTCATAGCCACGGTCTTTTAGCACCTTCATGTAGTGCCTCAAGCCCTCTCCAGAGTTCTCGTAGTAATCGATGATATGAAACTCTTCACCAACCTCACGAACAAACCAGATGGCTGTTGAGTCACCCACGCCGATATCCCAGAACGTGTGAACCGGGAGGTGAGAATTGTCGGGAAGTGAACCGATCCGCTTGTTGGTATAAAGCCAGCGGAATTGCTTGGCGTAATACGCCCCCTCTACCGACTGTTGGAAGGCTTCAGCGGGTATACTCGGATACTCACGCTTCATGTCGTCGCCAAGAGTCTTCTCTTTAGCGAGATACCAGGCCTTCTGGCGTTCATTGAGCGTGACGCCATGTTTGGCTTCCAGCTCGTTGAAGTAGTCAACCAGACGCTCTGGAAGTCTTTCTACCGGGTCGATTGCATACTGAGGATTCTTCCACCACGTGAAGAAGAAAAACTTCCAGTCGAGGTTTGATAACGTTTTGCCCTGAAGCTGCGCTTTCTCAGCCGTCTGGCAATAGTCGAAGAAATACCCAGCGCGCCCCTCGGCTGTACTCTCGATAGTTGTAAAGCAATCTGTCGATACGGCCTCAAAGGCGCCAGTGACGATTTCACGGGCCTTATCCGGGTACTTAGCGCAGATCTTGCCGAACTCAGAAACGTGCAGGTAGCGCAGCGTGCCGCCACGAAATGACGTGCTAACGTAGAGAGAGCCGCCATTATTGAAAACCAGCTCACCAACTGCGTCGTTCTTTGCCGGGTTCGCCTTTCTGATCAGCGCCGGCAGGTTGTCGTAGGCATATTTGACCTTTTCCCTAAACAGGCGCTTTGCGTCGTTTAAGGTGTGGGCGATCAGCGCGCACTTTGCTGATTCGAACAACGCGGCATCGAGCTGGACAATACAAACCAGCGTCGTAAAGCCGAGCTGCCTGGCCTTTAGGATTATGTTCCTGGTATGTACGCCTTCAAAGTATTCGAGCTGCTCAGGGGTCATCCTGAACTTAACCTTCTTCCCCGATTTGTCGGTAATGAAGTAAAGGTTGTTTAGGCGCCAGAATCGATTTTTAAGGTTCTTCTTCAGCTCGCTGAATTGCTTGTTGAGATCAGCCATAAATCACGCCTCAGAAGATATCTCCTTCAGTAGCTCAGCCATCTCATCAGCGATGGTGTGCTGGGTTTCAATCTTTTGCTTGTTGGTATACGCATCGCCGCACTCTTTCGCGGCCTGCTCGACGATCTGAGCGGCCAATGCGTAGTTTTTCATGGTTTCGGTGCGCGTCGCCATGCGGTCAAGAACGCGCAGCCGGTAGGCCTTGTTGGCGATCGGAATGTCTGAAATTTCCGTCTTGAATCGTTCTCGCGTCGTGTGGAACAGGTCTACCCATTTCTTGGCCAGCGACTTGCCGCTAACCTTTGTCGGGTCGTGAGATTCAACCTGCTGACGCGTGATTTTTAGCCCAAACTCTTTTTGGACGGACTCCACCACAAGCGTAGGAGTGTCGAAGCACGCAAGCGACTGAATGATGAAGGCTTTTACATCTGGTTTTAATGCAGCCATAAATCACCATCCGTCCAATACAGTCCAATATTTACGCCAGCCTCAACATGCAGTTACCGCACGCCCTGGCAATGTTTAGTTGTGCCACCTCCGCAGGCCTGTTAGCCGCATCAACCAGTTCCTGAACTTCCACGCTGGCGCCATACCGACGAACTACGCCAACAAACTCTTCAACGTCGTGGCCGCGCAGCTTCAGCACCGGCTGGCCTTCCTTGTTGAATTTAGGTGCGCCGAAATCGTCGGTAGCCTGAGCGATGTGGTATAGCTCATGCTCGACCAGGGCGCAAAACTCAGCATCAGAACACTGTGAGCAGTAGTCGGCAGCAAGCGTGATGATGAATTTCGGCACCTCGCCGAACCACTCACACATCTGCTGTTCCATTCTGGCCTTCTGCCAGCCGCCAGCGCGCATCGCCACCTCTTCAGCTTGGCCTAGCACATGGCGCCCTTTCTTCTCAAACGCTGACGATGCCCACATAAAGCGCAGATCGGCGTCTGCAAGGTGTCCGTGGTCTGGGTTAAACAGATTGCCGGTATCGTCGATGATTTGACGCTTCATCCACTCCTGCACCTCGTTTGCAGGCACCAGGCCGATATAAGGCGTCAGCTGATGGTCTTCGATAAACCTTAACGGTGGGTATGGGCGCCTCTCATGGCTCTCATCCTGTGCTGTTTTAGCCATGATTTCTCCCAATAAAAAACCCGCCGGAGCGGGTTCAGTCATTTCTTGCCGTTGGCCTCAGCCATCTGCTGGTATCGAGGGTCGTTTGGCCCTGGGAATTTGTGGCTCTGGCTGCGGTAATGCTGCAGGCGCTCGCGGAAAAGCTCGCGTAGGTGTTCAGGCTGCTCCGCCTCCACCTGAGCCGGTACGATCGGCATGTTCATGCGCTCTTTGTACGCCACACCCGACGCAGCAAGATCTACGTTCACCTTGTCCATTTCTTCTTTTGGCAAATTGCCGAGATTGTATGACATGGGATCCTCCTGTTGGGGAGGATTATATCATCAGCATTATCGATGGCACTCAGTGAATGCCACCTGTAATTACTATTTACTAGTTTCTTCGAGTGCTCGACTGATATCTCTTGGAGACAATTCTGAATCATTCGTAGCTACTATACAGTCTACAAAATCACCATTAATAGTCTCGGCTCTAGCCATATACACCTCTAATTCAGTCTCAGAGCCATCTGGAAGCATCCAAAACAATGAGGTAATACCACTAGTGATGTTAATAATTGATGGTTTTTGCCCTTTTAAAATTAAAATGGCTTGATTCATACAACCTCACCTAATTTTCGTTTTGACCTGTATAAGACGGCCCCAATGCAGCATGTCAGGAACTGCCTTGGCTTCAGGTTGATTATTGCATTATCGATGACCCTCGCATAGACCACCTGCAATGCTTCACCGCTGCTTAGGTGGAGGGTTTACAGTGCATCGCCTGCATTCGCCACCTGCCGCACCGTAGCAACAGCGCGGCTGGTACCCCATAATGATCCGTGGTGGTGCTGGTGTGGGCGCTGGCTTAATGTAGTGATCAGGCGGTGGTGGGTTACGCCCTCCCTTTTCCAGGCTATATGGCCTTGGCGGGGACGGTGGCGGCACTGGCCGTACCCAGGGCTGAGGTGGTGGAGAATTACGGATCGAGCCTCCACCGCGCCTTCCTTGGAAAATTACGTTAAAAGCAAAGCCAAGACCGATGCACATCAGAATAAAATCAAGGTCGTTCATTCCCGCCTCTCTTCATCAAGCCGCCGTATCTCCAGCAGTTGGTTGTTAGCCTTGTCGAGCGCCGCCAGCAGCGGATCAATCCACAGCACCGCCTGACAGTATGTCAGGGTGCCGGAGGCAGTGGCGCCAGCACCGGTTGCGTCAGCGACGATGGTATCGGCTGACATTGCGCGGGAACGTAGACGGTGCGTGTAGTCGAGCAGCCCACCAGCAACAGCGGCAGGCACAGCCAAATCACACGTCGGCTGTTTCTTGAGGATCGTCCGATATTCAATTTCTTTCCCCTGGGTGGCCGCATCGGTATTGATGCCGTACTGAGTCGCCGCGCTGCTGATTTCGTTGGCACGCTGGAACTGAAACGCCTGTGTCGCGATTGTATTCGCCTGCAGGCTGTTATCGCTTTGAAGCTGCTTAACCTTGTCACCGGCCTTTACTGCGCTGCTGTGGAAGTGAAATGCCAGCCATGCCAGCACAATGACAATGATCAGTAGAGCGGCACCCAATGCCGTCGTTAATCGGTTCATTATTGGCCCCAGTTGCAGATCTCGCGCTCAACCTCACGCCGGTTAATCAACCCCTTCCAGACCTTGCCACCGGCTTTATTCCAACGCCTCATTTCGTCACAGGCGCCACGACTGTCGCCAGCATTAAGCTTTTTCAGCAGCGTGGATGACTCGAAAGCCTTAACGCCGACGTTGTAGCTGAAGCTGATCAGCGCCGCTTTCTGGTATTCGCTTGCTGGCACCTTCACCGAGCGTTCTACAGAGCGGGCGAAAGGCACCAGGTCTTTATCCAGCAGCGCTTTGCATTCCGCTTCGGTGTACGTCTTATCGGGAATAATGTCTGGCCCGGTGTGGCCATAACAGACCGTCAGCACGCCAACAACATCGCGGTAAGGTTTGTATTCGACGCCCTCAAGAGAAGGGATCAGTACGGCCGCAATTGCGATAGCACCACCAGTTGCCGCGCCAAGCAGCCTCTTTTTCAACATTGGAGTGATCGCCATATTATCCCTCTGCTCTGCGCATTGCTTCGGCTACAACTTCAACTGCCGCTGGCCGCTCGCTTTCTGGCCTAGCTGATACACCGTGCAGATAGTCCTCCATGATTTTCGTGCGCCGGCGCTCCTCTACCAGGCGTTCGCGCTCTTCCTTCCGTTTGGCGTAGTACGTCTTGATCGTAAAGAAGGCAGATATCAACGCCCCTACGATAAAGACGTAATCCTGCAGCGACAGCAGCGAAAAAAGGCCGAGAAGGCTTGACCACCAATACGGTAGGTTTGGATTGTCTGGGTGCATCTTCATGACTCCACCTCCCGGCTATCGGGCTGTGCTGTTTGTAGGAAAGGATCAGCCACCAGCCGTAAACGCTGCCGGTAAGAGGGTGTGCCGTGTGTGTCGTCCGTTGGCTGGGGCTGAAAACGAAAAAACCCCGCCGAAGCGAGGTTTTGAAAGTTGATAAGCTACGTCACTACGTAACCACTCTTATCAGACTAAAACACAATTTGCGGACCGCGTTAGCTTTTTCTCATAAATATTTTCCCGCTCAGTTTCCAGGTCCATCTCCAGGCGGATATCCAACATCGACAAGCACCCTTCTATGAAGTTTTCCCCCATCTGCAGCCCTATCCTGATCAGCTTCTCGTCCTTTTTGAATGCTCTGGCTATAGCGCGCTTCTGCATGTTACAGACATAGTGAAGCACCAGGAGCTGAAACTCATCTGGGCGGCGGCGTTTTAACTGAGCCATGCACCCTTCTATAATCAGTCCGTCATCATCGCAGCAGGCAAGCCGCGATTTTCCGGTTTGAGGAAGCAGCCCCTTGAAACCGGCAGCTATAGGCGAGTAGTCAACGCCACTGTTATCACCCGAAGCCCAACCGCCCCATCTCTCTAAAACTAGCTGGATGTCTCTCATTCGATTCTCCCGATGATTATCTGACCTTCTTCGCCCCAAATCTTTGTTACTCGACCGTCCCAGATGCGGCAGTCGTCTTCAAAAATGGCATCCAGCAACGCCTTCTCCAGATTGTCCTTGTCTGGCTTCTGCTGATGCGGTTTCCCGTCCATCTCAGCGCGTTTCTTCTTGCTCCAGCTATCTGGCATGGGTAAAACAAACGTCACGTGATAGCCGCTCTCAGGCAGCGAGATTCGATTCAATTTCACCTCGTCGCAAAATGCCCGGTAGCGGAGAACTGGCGGGCGTTTCGCCCACCGGTCTTTTTGTGTCATGCGTGGTTTAGGGATTGGCGTTATCTGGTACATCTTCATGCGATAGCACCGATGCCAAAGGAGAAATCCAGGAACTCAAACAGCAGTTCAACCTGGCTTCCATGTTCCGCTTCCCAGGCCGCCATATCCTCGTGCAATGCGTCGTGGCATTTACGGCACAGCGGGATAGTGAAGAAGTCATGGGCCTTGGTTCCCATTCCGCCCTGCCCGTGGCCGATGATGTGGTGAGGATCGTCTGAGCGCGCTCCGCAACCGCAGCAGGGGCGAGTCTTAACCCAGCGGGTATATTTGCTGTCTTCGGCGCGGGTTTTCTTCGGACGCAGCACAAAGGCGCCAGGGACTTCAGGATCGACCTTGAAGCACTTCTGGGCCTGCTTGGAAATAATCGCAGTGGCCGCCGGCGTGCAGTCCATCTCGGACTCCTTGCGGGTGCCGGTAATCACCTTAGGCTCCGGTAAGTCGGTGACGGTGCGCGCGACGTCATCGGGGATCAGGTCGAATACACCGGACAACATGGCCCACAGCATCAGCTCAGGGATTGTCAACTGCCCTCCTGACTTCAGACGGTGTTTTGCCGTCGCCACCACCCAGCGCGCCGTGTTGCGGGCGGCGATTTTTTCCAGCTTCGGCGACACACCCAGGCTTTTTTTGTAGCAACCAGGGCAGATGCGAACGGCCGCATTACCTACGCGCTCTGTGTCCAGAATTGTCTCAGGCAGGTCATGCTTGCCGTACTGGCATTTCGTAAACTGAGTCGCCCAGGCTTCAATCGCGTTAACCCCGCCGCAGGCATTCGTCACGCGCTCATGCATGAAAAAATCCTGCAGGCGCGGGTCGTTGGCGATCTCATGCTCAACCGCCGGCAAAATGCCTTCTGGCGCGTCTTTGAATTCTTTCGGCAGCGTGGAAACCATCACGCGGCCTGTCATGTGAAACGCCAGCTTTTCGTCAACCGGGATCAGGGCAATACCCAGTTCACGCTGTACCGCTGCTTTGACTATCGCTCTCATCAGGCAATCCTCGCTAAATCGTTCTCGCTGGCCTTGGCTACTGCCTGAGCCCAAATCCCCGTCCATGCTCGGCGGGCGTCGTAATCGGTCATGCGACCAAGGGATCCGGCCATCTCCTTCGCAAACTTCTCCACCTCGTTTCGTGGCTGCTGGCGCTGGGATACCAAGCGAACATAGGCCTCTTCGCGGGCGGCGCTATCCTGGCGCTGTACTTTCGGGAGATCATCAGCCCGCTCTTCCTTGACCTTCAGGTAGCATTTCTCAGTGATCAGGTAGTCGAAGTCCTTTTTGCGCCAGGTCTTGCCGCTGTTCGTGTCAGGGCGGTCTTCAAGCATCCAGCGGCATTTCTTCGAGATGTACCGCAGGTAAGCGCCCCAGCGCTCCATGTCCATCTCGTAGTCCTTCCAGAGCTTGCGCAGTGCCTTGCGGCGCCCGTCGGTCATCTTCAAGACGTCAGGCAGTTCTGGCAGCGTGGTGCGGAAGATGCGAAGCACTTCGTCGTAATCGATTTTCAAAGATTCTTCTTGCGGCTGGTCAGTCGGCGCAGCCGGCGGACGTACAGGTTTTTTCTCTGCTGTAATCTCTGAAGTAATCTCTGTGTAATCTCCTGTATGAATGTCTGCGGGATTCCCGCAATCTGGCGCGCTGCTTTCCCGCAAACTTGTCTGAGGGTTTTCCGCATTCTTGTCTGCGGCATTACCGCACTCTTGAATGCGGGATTCCCGCATACTGGAATGAGGGTTTCCCGCATTCTGGGTTTTCTCTTTGATTTTCTTCAGAAGAAGCAACTCAAGAGCATCGGCTTTAACCCGAAAATAGAGCTTTGCTGGTACACCACGGCGATCCTCTTCAAGCACCCCTGCGGAGATAAGGCGACGGCGTGCCGTTTCCTGCTCCTCACGCGTAAGGCCTGTTTCATCGCGGATCTCTTTCTGGGTTTTGTAGAACCAGCCGGCATCCATTCGGTTATGCCAGTAAACCAACTGCGATAGCAGAACGGCGCCGGTCACCCCAACCCCCAGGCCGACGAAAGACGGCTGGTAAGCTATGGGCCGATCAAGAAGCTGCATTAAGGCGCTCATATGTCCACTCGCTTAAATTTCTCTTTAAATCTTTCAAGAGGTTGCATGCATTCATGCGGATAGCCCTCTCTCATAAAAATCACCTGACGTTCTACACGTTCCCACCGGATGACCTTCACAGGGTTGCCGTGGTCATCGACATATTTCCTATCCAGCGGGGTTGATTGGCTCATGGTTAGCTCGCCATCAGCTCAGAGGCGTAACGCTCAGCAATCCACTGGATGCCACGCGGCGTTACCCTGGTTTGCGTGAAGGCATGACCAAAATCAGACGTGCCAGTTTTGACGGTGAATAACCCATCCCGCTGTCGTAGTGCATGGGGAAGCAGATTCCCGGACTGGCGGAACAGAACCTTGTCGCGGATCAGCGCGTCAATCATCGCTTTCTCTGGCATGTTCAAAACCTTGGCCGTGGCACGCAGGCTTTTTGAACCTGAGGCGTCTACGTAGTGATCGACAAAGGCCACCTTCGGTGCGTCGGCCTGAACCTTCTGCTCCAGCATTGCCTTCTGTTCGGCCATATCTGCTGCCAGGCGCAGAGCTTCAGGCAGCGTCTGCGGTACTGGGGAGTTTTGCTCTTCCAGTTCGTGCAGGCGCTTGATCACCTTCATGCGCAGGCTGGCGCTGTATCCGGTCACCAAACATTCGGTATGCTCCCTGTCGAGCGCGTATTCCCGGTATTGCTGGCCGTTCTGTGGGTGTCTCCAAATCTGGATATACCCATTCAGGCCTTCACCCAGCTGTTCCAGCATGATTTCTATGTCGCGCATAACGTGGCCGTGTTGCTTGCCAGTCAGCTCGGCAATTTCACGGCTCGTCATTTTCGGGCTGTTGCCACCGATCGCTACGTTTGCCATAATGAATCGACCTCTCAGGTTAGGTTTTAGAAAAGTGATGGCCGAGCAGTTGCAGCTGTTCGGCTTTTCTTCTTCCCTGATTCCGGCTTCTCTTCCTTGGTACAGCTCGCAAGTACGTACTGGCGCGCAAGCGTGAGACAGTCGTCATAAATCATCCCCTTCCTGCTCGCCTGTGACTTCCGCCGGTAAAGGTCGGCTCCGTGTGATGCCCCCCCCTGAGCCAACGCTTCGCTGAATCCCTCTTTCACCAGTTGCTTCTTGATGTTGTCGTAAACAAACGTGTCCCAGGCCATAAAGCCCCCTATTCCGTCTTTGGTTCCCGGATGTGCTCCAGTATCGAAAGCAACTTTTTTGCCTCATCGCCGGTCAGTACTACGTTTTGCTCGCATCCTGGAGCTGCAACACATCCTTCAGGCAATCCAAGTTCCAACACCATCCGCGCCGCCATCTTCACGATGCGAACCTTGTCACGGCTCAACCCCGAAGGGTGGATCCCCATCCCCATCGCAAGCGGCTTGTTACCGCGCAAAATGGCCTCTTTGTGAAAGAAGCTCTCCAGCACTTCAGGTTTGCAGTTGATGCGTACTGAATTGCGACTTGTTGCGACTGATTCCATTTACAATTTCCGTTGTCTTACAGTGATTGGTTGATGATTGGCGGCTGGCTTTCGCTGGCTCGCGCATAACGTTTTGGGTAAAGAATTTGCAGCTCGGTGATCTCACCGGAGTAGAATCGAGATAGCTTTTCAGCCAACTCAGGCGATGCTGTATGCACGCCACGTTCTACACGGCTCAGGTAACCAGGGTCACAATTGACCGCATGGGCTACGTCAGTGATCTTGAGCTCTTTCTTTACACGCATATTTCTAAGTGGTGTTTGCATAGCGGCCCCTTTTAATTGCGCTACACGCATATTAATGCGCATTTCACTTTTGCGCAAGACGCTTTGCGTGTGACGCACATGAATGGAAAAATGACGGCATGGAAACCGAAAAGAAGCTACCTAAAGAAATCGACCCTACTGTAGGTCGTAACATCCGGCACCTTCGCGTTAAGAAGGGGCTAAATCTTGCTGACCTTGCGAATGCTGTTGATAGCGACGTAGGGAACATCTCTCGCCTGGAGCGGGCTAAGCAGGGTTATAGTGACGAGATGATCAGAAAGATTGCTGACTTCTTTGAACGCCCTGTTAGCGACCTTTTCAGGCCAGATTTGCCTTTCGAAAACTTATCTCCTGAGTCTGATGCTCAGCCAACCAGGCTTAAAGCCTCAGTGTGGGAGGAAGGAGCTCAGGACAGCGAGGAATTTGTGGAAATCCCACTAATTGACGTTCATTTTGCTGCTGGCGATGGCAGTGTCGAAATTGTGGAAAAAGAAGAGTTTGCCTTAATTTTCCGGCGTTACTATCTACACAAGTTGGGAGTGTCTATTTCTGCGGCCAAACTTGTCCGGGTGATCGGCAACAGTATGGAGCCGAGATTGTCTGACGGTGATGTAGTAGGCATTAACACCGACGATACGCGCATCCGGGATGGCAAGGCCTATGGCATCCGTCATGGTGACCTGCTTAGAGTAAAATATCTTATTGAGCAGCCAGACGGCGGTGTCGTGATCCGCTCAATGAACCGAGAAGAGTTTAAAGACGAAGTTCTTACCCTCCAACAAAGAAAAGAACAACTAGTTGTTCTTGGTCGGGTTTTCTGGTCTTCATCCACCTGGTAAACCACATATAAGCAATCAAACCGGCTCAGGCCGGTTTTTTTGTGCCTAAAATCCATTCCCTCACGCAAATTATTTAACCAGAAATTTCAATCATATGCGTAAAAACACAAATTCACGCTTATTTTTGCGCTTGACGCATTTGCGTTATACGCATAAATTAAATCCATCGACAGCAACAACGTCACCGGCAGGAAGCCACACAGGTAAGACGCCCAGGGGTGAGCGATGCAATCACTCCCCGGCCCCGAGAGGGATCGACCGGTAACGTTCTTTAGGGAAAGAGTGGATTTACCCTGCCGCTGCCAGTTTGGGGCGGCAGGCATAAAACCACTGAGGAGCTACACGATGAAAGCAATCAATGAGCACATTGGCTGGGGTACCGATGGCCACGGCCTGAAGGTTCTGTTCTGCAACAAATGCCGCGAAGTTTTCTACCGCACGCCGGACGCAGGCAAAGCGATCCAGGCTCAGCGCGTATTCAGCAAAAAGCACCAGTGCGCCAACTAACACCAGAGGGTTACATGATGAAGGTGAAAATCACAACGACCGGAGGCGCCGTTCGAGAAGCAAATTTGGCAGAAGTCGAGTTTTTGCCGGAACACTACGGCGCAATTCGGGGTTGGTGGTGGTGCCCTGAGAAGGGCTACGTGATGCAGCTAGCCTTGCGCCACATCCACATTGACAGCGTCGAATATATCAAAGCCTAACACCCACCGCGCCCTACGGGGCGCACTGAGGCAATCATGAAATTCAATCAAATCGTCTGGCTTGGCGTGTTTGTCTTATGCGCCGCCTGCTGGTCTGGTTTCGGTTTTTATCTCGCCGGTTAATGCCGGCGTATTAGGCTGACCACTCGCCCGATTCCTTAAATTCTGGAAGCGGTGAAGGATCCTACCTCATGAGTGGTCAGCTCAATACCTCACATATCTGGTGGCGTATCGTTTCGGTTCCTAATTTATATCTACACAGTATAAATCCCCGGTTCGATGCGCCACCAGGTGCGTGAGAAATCACAAGCCTGCTCAGTACCACTTCCCTTGTCACATCCTTTGCCCCGCTCGCCGGGGCTCTTTTTTTCACATCAACAAAGGCGCTGCCCTGCTCCAGTGTGCTGGAACCGTAGGGAAACCGAGCGCGTGCATCAACTCAGGCAGCGCCTTTGCCCATGTGAATTTCATTGAGAGGACATGTTATGCAAACCACCACCCAACGCTGTGAACACTGCGGCCAGACGCGCGACGTAGAGAAAAAAGCAGTGAGCATTCAGCGCTATGAAGACGGCAGATATAAGGCCGTGAGAATCCTCGTCTGTGCCGATACCTGCGCGCCGGTGTACGTCGTCCGCCAGAACATCAGAACACTGCAGCGCCGCCTGTACACTCAGCAGCGGAGGCCAACATGGTAAGCCTCAACGCCCGCATACAGCACAAGTACGACCTGACCGGGGGCGATTTCGCCCCTAAGCGACACCACGGCAAACACCTCTTCTACCTACTCATTTTTACCCTGTGCCTGCTCACTGCCGGCGCGGTCTGGAGTTAATGCATGGCGAACTCAATCAACAAGCTTATCGACGACAAGATTATTAAACGCGGGAAAAACGGCCTATTAATCAGACTGAAAGACATTCATGTCCAAGAAGGCTTCAACAAACGCGTAAACGATGAGCGCACGCAGGCCGCCGACGATGATCTGTTTAATCATCTTTTTCAAGGTAAGCCCGTCCCACCTCTGGAAGTGCGCCCACGTGACGATGGCGGAGTATGGATTGTTGAGGGCCACCGCCGGCACCGCGCCTATCTGCGTTGCCGTGACGCGGGAAAGCCCGTTGAGTGGATAGCCATCCTGCCTTTCACTGGTAGCGACGTGGAGCGCATAGCGCGCATCATGAACAGCAATAGCCAGCTGGCGCTTACCCCATACGAGCAATCGCAGGTGGTAAAAGAGCTCGCAGGCTTCAACCTGTCACCAGATGAGATCGCCGCGCTGGTCGGCAAGAGCCGCGCCACGGTCGATAAGCTGCTTACCCTCACCCAGGCAAATCACGATGTTCAGACGCTTGTCAAAGATGGCGCCGTTGCCGTCGATGCCGCTGTTGAGCGAGTAAAAGAGCATGGCGAGCAAGCCGGCAAGGTGCTGGCAGGCGACGTCGAAAAGGCCAAGGCCGCGGGCAAGAAAAAGGTCACAAAATCCTTTATCGCTCCAAAATTCAGCGCGCCAAAGTCCCGCAAGCTCGTCACGCTTTTGTCCCAGGCCGAAGTCCGTGAAATCAACGGCCAAACCGCTTACATCCTTCCCGCCGGCACTCAGCTTGATGTGCTCGCCATTCTCGATGAATACCGATCCACCAGCGGTAAGGAGAATCCCGATGGTTCAGAGATATAACCCTGATTACGTCATGCACGCGGCGCGCTTTGCGCCGTTTGCCCGAGAAGCTGAGCATGGTGAGTTCGTTAAATTCTCCGACTATGAAAACTTGGTGTCAGAACTCGCCAGCAGCCGGCAGATCAACGCCCAAACGCTGCAGGTAAAGCTGACAATGGCTGAAACCATCAAAGAGCTGACTGATCGAGCTGAGCGCCTTAGCGGCATGCTCACAGAATCCAGAGTTGCGACAAAGTCGGCAGAAGAACGAGCCGATGCGCTGGCTGTGCGTAACGAAATACTCACAGCATTTCTGACTGAGGGTTTCAATATCGCAGGTAAAGGCGGTTCGTGGTGTGGCGGCGATATTCAGGAGCTAGGTGAAAAACTTGGGCTGTTTGCCAGAGAGACTTACCAGCCGGCTCTGCACGGATACCACTGCGGGCATGAGCCAGGTGAAGATAGCGTTTATGTAATCACCAATTCAGCCACTGACGCAGCACTTGCAGCTATCGAAATGCGGGCAAAGGCAGAAGCATTTGCAGAAATCATTGATTTTATCGATCGACGCAGCGGGCTTGCTGAAATGAAAACTCAGTGGGATTTGTCCTCTGCAATTGTTGCTCACATCGCCGAGCTGCGGGAGGCCAAATGAAGGTCACCGAAACCAAAGTTTTGAGCATCGAAATCACTGAGGTCGAACGCCTCGACCCTATCCGTGTAATGGCTGAAAACTACGAGCCAGGGCAAGGCCGTATAACTATCACCTGCTACGGCAAGGCATGGACATCGGCATGGTTTGCGATGAACGGCGATAGCGTTCAGCAGTTCTTCATTCGCGTATCGAACGACTATCTGATCGGCAATTTCGCCCCGCAGCTAAACAGCGAGATAGATGACGACAACGAAGCAAACCTAGAGTTTGTGAAGGCTGAAATCTGCAAGCTACGTCGTGATGACGAGTTGTCACGTGATGACGCTCGAAAACTATGGGATGAATGCGAATACGCCGACGACGTAAGGGAATACGTCTGCTCTATGGGTATATCAGAAGCGCCAAAAGGATTGTTTGGTGATGACCCTTGGTACGCGCGCTGGCCTACCGTTCCCAACCCAGAATATCAATATCTTGAGCGCATTCTGGATGCTGTACGTGAAGCGTTGAAGCAATTGGAGGCCAAATGAAAGAGCGCCCAGTGATGCCAGCAAATGAACTGAGCCTCGACGGCAAAAGCATTCTCGACATGTGCTGCGGATCCCGCATGTTCTGGTTCGACAAACAGGACGAGCGCGCTGTATTCAGCGACAAGCGCAGCGAGAGCCACACCCTGTGCGATGGTCGGAAACTGGTTATCTCCCCTGACCTGATCGCCGACTTCACCGCGCTACCGTTTGCAGACGGTAGCTTCCCTGTTGTCGTGTTCGACCCGCCGCACCTGGAACGCGTCGGCCCCAACGGATGGCAGGGAAAAAAGTACGGGAAGCTCGACCGCGAAACATGGCGCGATGAACTGCGCGCCGGGTTCACTGAAGCTTTCCGCGTGCTGCGGCCACACGGCGTTCTGATCTTCAAATGGAACGAAACCCAGATACCGGTTAGCCAGATCATCGCCCTCACAGACGAGAAGCCAGCTATCTGGCAGCGCACCGGCAAAAACGATAAGACGCACTGGATCATCTTCGTCAAATCGGGTGACAGCGCTAGGGAGGTGGAGCGTGAGGCATGACAACGTCAAACCGTGTCCATTTTGCGGCGCCAGAGCAGTAACAGTGAAAGAGATATCGGGGCACTACCGAGCAAAATGCGGCGGCTGTGAGGCAGCAACCGCATTCATGGGTAGCGAGCAGGCCGCTATTGACCGATGGAATAAGCGGGCCGAGGCCCAGGAGAAAGCATTATGAGCAAGCTGACCAAGATTGAAAAATGCCAGCGAAAAATCAACGACGCCTTCAGCAGCAAGTTGAGCGAAGACTTTCGCGAGAAGTTTCAGCGTGAGATTGAAACGCGGTTTTCTATTTTCAGCATGTCGTTGGTTTCAACGCCAACTGACGGCGGAGACTTTACGCCAGAACAGCATGCATGGGTGGATGCGTATTCTGCCGGGTATTTGGCTGCAATGAACCAGGTATGGGAGTGAGTCATGGAAAAGCTGAGCGAACTGAGCAAGCCAACAGCATTACGCAATAAGCACACGGGCAGAACTTTCAACGAGACCGAAAACACGGAGCCGCAGATTTACGAATCGCTCTACTCGCAAGAGTACGTCTCCGCCCTGCTGGCAGAAAACGAGCGCGTTGCCAGTGACCTTGTCGCCAGAAATGGCGAGATTGAAGGACTGAGAAAGAGAGCGGCCGAGCTGGAAGCTGAAATCACGAACATCGTAGATAGCCATGCTGAAACGGTTGCAGAGCTACGCGCCAAGCTGGCTACGCCGGTGCGGTTGAAAAAGGTCGATTCCAGCAACGTGCCTTTTGCCGGTGACGGATTTAATGCTGCAGTTGATTATTGTGCGGCTGGCGTACGTGCCGCCGGGTTTTCGGTCACCGTAGAGGGGGATGAGTAGCCATGACCACAGCAAGCGAACTTATCAGCCGCGACCTTTTGGAGTGGGACAATCTGCAAAAGCGCTACTGGAATGCTTCTTCTCTGCCGCGCGCTGAGCGATTCAAGCATAACCCAAAGCGCAAACAGTACCGGCGAGACAGGGTGTTAATCAGGATTTTGAAACTTAACATCGATGCTACACGTAACCGAATTGCAGGGGGGATGCATGACACTAACGACTGAACAATTGAGCCAGATTAAGGCCGACATTACCGCACGCAAGGCAATGCCAGAATATGGCGAAAGCGTCGAAGGGAATATTGAGCGGCTGCGCGTGATTGGCGCAACTCGTAGCCACTTCTCAACTGAAATGGTTGAAATGCTGGTACGGGCACTTGAAGAAAAAAGCAGAGCCCTTGCTGACGCCGAGCGTGAGCGCGATGACTGGGTTGAACACAGCCGAAAAATGGAGTATCGCGCTATTGAGGCTAAAGAGAAGTTGGCTAACCGAGAGGCGCAGCCGGTGGTGCTGAATGGCTGGCGCGTAACAGTGAACCGAACCGGCGATCGTCATGGCATTGCTTCAATCAGCGGCCCCGGCGTGTTTTGCATGGAGGTTCCTGTCGAATACTCCATGCTCGACTTCATGGAAGCTCTCACCGCCCCGCCAGCGCCAGCAGTGCCGGGCGAATTGCTCGATGCTATGGAAGAAGTTATCCGCATTTCCGATCGCGACCATGACGCATGGGCCCGAGCAAAGGAAGCTATCACAGCCTGCCGCGCCGCCCCGCCAGCGCCAGCAGTTCCAGAAGAGGCCTATTCTGATGATTGTCCTGATCTGTACCCGAGTCAGCCGGATGCATGGGCTGCCGGCTGGAACGCCTGCCGCGCCGCAATGCTGGCTCAACCTGTAAGTCAGCGTTACACGTTGCCGCCGCATGTTTACCGCGAACTGGTAAACAGTCTCCGCGATACCGCCGTGCAATTCAGTGGAACAGAGCAACTTCGAGAGCGCTTGAATACAACGTTGCACCAATTCATTGAGCCTGATCACCCTCATACGCGAACCGTAGCGCCGGAGGGTGGGAATGATCACGATACCCGACGATAACGAAATCATCTCGCGGCTCAGCATTGCCGGTTCCACGCCGGATTCTGTCGCAAACCTCCTCCGCTGTGCCGGCTACAACGGTATGACTGGGAAAGCCATCCGCTTGCGCCTAATTAAGCTGGAAAAAGAAAACGCCGTTGAGAAAGTCCACCGTCCTGGCATCCGATCCGCGTGCTGGGCGCCAATCACCAAATAACCCACCGAAAATATGAAACCACGAATTCCGCAACGAATCAGCGCCAAAGCTGAGGGGGTTCTATGCGCCTACAGGGAGGGCAAAAAGAAACCCAACCGTACATACCAACATAAGCATTTAACGCTGCCAGTGGCCCGCTGCTGGCGATTACTGTCAAAAGACAACGGCAACTCATGGGAGGTTATGTCCCACGAGCGCTACAACAACCAAATCAGGATTTGAACATGGGCACCTATGATGCATACCGAAATATCGCCAGAATTGCGGCTGAATGTGAGCAAAGCGGATGGTATGAAAAAGCCGCTGAAGTTTGGGAAAAATCCCTCAAGCTCGCGCGAGCAGTCGATGTTCCGTGGATTAAAACCCGCATAGAGTTTTGCGTCAACGCGGCCGCGCGCTGCTGGGGTAACGCTCAATGACCTATCAACTCATCTATGCCGATCCGCCCTGGAGTTACGGCAACACAATCAGCAATGGCGCCGCCGGTAATCACTACAGCACGATGAGCATGGCAGACCTGAAGCGTCTGCCGGTATGGGCTCTTTCTGCGCCGGATAGCGTGCTCGCGATGTGGTACACCGGCAACCACAGCCAGGAGGCGATCGAACTGGCAGAAGCCTGGGGATTCAGCGTCAGAACGATGAAGGCGTTCACCTGGGTGAAGCTGAACCAGCAGGCAGAACTGCGTTTCAATAAGGCGCTGCTGCAGCAAACCATATTCGACTTCACCGACATGCTCGACATGCTCAACGCCGAAACCCGGATGAATGGCGGCAACTACACCCGTGCCAACTCCGAAGACGTGTTGATCGCCGTTCGCGGCCAGGGCATCGAGCGCGCCAGCGCATCAGTAAAACAGGTTGTGTTCAGCTGTCTCGGCGAGCACAGCGCGAAACCCTGGGAAGTCCGCCGGCGCCTTGAGCTGCTATACGGCGACGTGTCACGAATCGAACTATTCAGCCGTGGCGATGCGCCAGGCTGGGATCATTGGGGGAATCAATGCCCAGTAAACAGCCTGCAATTGCTGCCGGCAGCGTTCAGCAAAACGCACTCAGATCAGTAGCTAAACGCTGTAACGACGAACTCCACGCCGCGATTAAGCAACACCCGAAAACCCCTTTCGACACCCTATCCCGCCCTATCATCATGAAGCATTTCGCACAGGTCGAACTGCTCGGCATTTCCTTGCCGCGATTCAACTACACGATCGGCATGCTGAATGGGCGTTTTACAGAGAGATAATCCATGACTAAAAACAACCTGCCAATTCAGCCTGTATTGATCACCCGCGAAGGTATACAGCAGCAGTTGGGCGGTATATCACGAACCACCTTTTGGCGCAGGAAAAAGCAGTGGGAAAAGGCTGGTACACCGTTCCCTAAACCAGCGCCTGGCACGAATCCAATCCATGGCGGCGAGCAGTATAGATATTGCGACGTGATACGATTTTTCCGCGCTCAAGGCCTCATTGATGAAACGCAGGACGCTACATGAGCGGCCCAAATATCCAGCGCATTTTGCTGCTCTTTGAGATATGAATGCTGGTCATATACCGCCAGAACTCCACCGAGTTTATGCCCCAGCACCTTTTCGGATACGTGGGGCTCAATCCCTAATTCGCTCATTTTAGTTTTTGCGGTGCGGCGTAGATCATGCATTGCCCAGTCATGAACTCCCATCTCATTCCTAAGCTGTTCCGCCATGTTCAATAGAACACCTGCTGACATAGGGCGATCGCCCTGCACAATCGCCGGCGGGAACAATTGCGATATGTTCGGGTATAGCGACATAGCCTCCTCAATTAGCTTTGCGGCATCCCCTGATAGTCCTCTCACAAACGGCTGGCGTGTTTTTGAATTTTCCGCAGGAACGCGCCACGTTCTGTTTTTCACATCAAACTCACCCTTCTTTGCCTTCCTTAGTTCAACTCCCCGACACCCTGTAAGCAGCAACAATTTGATGAATATCTTGTTCTGGTGAACAATCCGGGAACCTTCAAGAGCCAACCAAAAAACTCCTATTTCATCATCACTGAAATACCGTTTAACCACGCCAACAGGTTTTCCAACGTCGCTAATTCTCAATGCGGCGATCGGATTAACGCGAATCTTCTCCGTTCTCAGGCAATACGAAAACACCTGCTTTAGCTTTGAAAGCATGATCCCAGCAAAGGTTTCCGCCCCATTCGTTCTCATCCTTTTGAAAATTGGCTGCCAGTGGGATATCTGCATTTCATCGACAATCATATCGCCTACATATGGGATTACATGCCGCTCAAAAGCCCTCTCCCAATACTTCAATTTCACAAGGCGCTGAGCCTGAGCGCTGGCCGTCCAATGAGATAGACAGTCTTTCACAGAAGCTGCGCCGGCGATCTCCTCCAGCGTCATGGATTTAACTGTGATGGGGTCTTTCCCTTCGGCCAAGACGCGCTTGGCCTCTTGAACCATATCGCGCGCTTCTTTGAGCGAAATTTCGTCGTAACTTCCAAGCGTCATGCGGCGTGCCTTACCTGCGTACCGGTATCGATACTGGAAGACAATCAGCCCAAGTGGGGTTATACGGATAGACAGGCCGCCGCCGTCAGGCATCTCGATCAGTTTTGGGATGGGTTTTCCATTAAGCTTGCGGAGTTTGGCATCGGTGAGCAC